TAAGTTGTTATTGATAATAAGGGAAGCGTAGTAGCCTGATATATCAATTTGCATATAAAGCCCTTCACCTATATATTTTTCTTTTGCAGCATGCAGACCACCAAAACCATACGTATGATCTAATCCTGCTAGTTTATAAGTAAGACTTTCTTTTTCTAGCGCTTCATACGCCAAACCTTTATTGTAGGAAGCTTCAATATCTTCATAAAACTGAACAACATTGACAGGTAATTCCCACTTACTTATACGCTCATCATCATAAATAATATTTAAACGTTTCTCGTCACTTTTGGGCTTAGCTTTTAATACTTCAGCTGCTAGATTCGCCTGTGTTTTTCTAACAGATGCAGCCGGCAGATTAAATTCTTTTACAATCTGGAATTTAGCTGAAAAGTAGTGTTCACGTTCTTCAAATAATTGCTTTGTTATGAGGACATCGTTTTGACAATAACTAAATGTTAGTTCAATCTCCCTTTGTGTTAGCGGGCGATTAATTGAGAAATCAACTGGTGTTTCAACTATGCTTAAACCCAAATTCGCTTGCGCTTCTTTTAAAGAGAGGCTTTTTAACTCTTGCATAACATCTAACGTGATAGGGTTTTGTAATGATAGATTAAACTTTTTACCACCGATGATTTTTTGAGAGGTTTCATATGGATCTATATCACGTAAAACAGAAGCCACAATCTTGTCATCATAGTAGTAATTGTTATAACCAACTAAGTAGCTTACACTGGACAGGAAATGCGTTAGCGCATCCCTGTCATTGTGTATTTTAGTTACAGCCCCTTCATCATCTATAAAAACAACTAACCAATCATGTTTAAACACTTTAAAATTATAAAAGGTAAACATTTGTCATCATCCTAAAACGGTGCTTCTTGCAATGCTTCCCAATTTTGAAAAGTACCTTTTTTGTTTGTTTTTAATTCGATCATGCACTGATTACCTACACCGGATTTTAACGTCTCAACAAGTGCCTCTTCATCTTCGAAATCTTCAATGCTTAGATCAACATCTAAAATAGCCGCTGTCTTCATTGCTCGCTTCAAGTTAAGTTGCATCATCTTTTCATTTGAGAAAAAGATATTTCCAAAGTATTTTCTATTCTCATAACCTTCATTCAAAATTTCAAATTCATAAGACAACCATTCTGTGCCATTGTCATTTGGCCCTTGCCATTTCACATCAATAAGAATGGCGTCATATAGTCCATCTGGTAGATTTTCAAAATCGCCACCTACTGCATCTTTCTTTGGATCAAAACCTTGTTCTAAAATCTCTGCCGCCATATCTTTTAAGTTCATCATTTATTTCCCCTTTTTAGTTAAAATTTTTAATAATTTCATACATTGTTCTTCATCAAACATTGCTATATGTGCTTGCTCTTTTGATACACCTATTACATGAGCCATCCATTGATATGCTTTACTCCTAGACATCTGTTTACTTTTCCACAGCTTGTCAAAATGAGTATGACAACATTTTCTCAATACGCGTAGCCTTTTATCGGCCATTGTTCCAAGTGGTGTGTTACCTTTGCCGTGGGTACCTACACGTGCATCGCAGCGCCGACACACGTATAGATTAGTACCATAATCACGACCATAAAATTGTTTACTGCTAAGGAATTCTGTATCACCATAACAGTAAGGGCATTTCATCATTTTGTTACAGACCTCGGTGGTCGAGCTGGTCTTCTAGTTGGTGTTGTCGTTTTAGTCTGATCTTGTTCGGGTTCCGATTGTTCTTGAACTTGTTGTTCAGTTTCCTTTTTAGGATTATCTTCTCGAGCCTCAGCCTCACGTTCTTTTTTGTTTAACTTTTTGTTCGGCTTCTTGTTGCTTTTCTTGTTGTTCAACAATCGCTTTTGCATCTTTAACAGATGTCTTCTTGCTCTTGTCATAAGCACCAATAACGGTATCTAATAAACTACGAATGGTTTCATCATCGACTTTATCGCGAGTATAATTTTTACGCTTGCTTTCTACTTTTCGGATATAGTTTTTGCCTACTTTGCGACAAAGAATAGTGTAATCTGAATTACCGTTGACAATGTTCATCCATTTCATTTTCAGACTCGGCACCTGTCTCGATACATCGTTCTCTTCAATGGTGATACTACGAGAAATGTAGATGATATTAACTTTCTTTTTCATGCTTAATTCTTTCAGTCGCATAATGAATACACGGACCATCATCTCAATCATGCTATGGCCTTTACCCCAGCCGATATCTCCAACCGATTTCACATTGTTTTCTTCGGTTATCTCCTGTTCAAAGAGCGTGATAATATCATCAATTGTATCGATAACAATCGTTTCAAATGTGTGTTTGGTTCCTTGGAGCTCATCAATGATATCTGAAATTAACTCACTAGCACTTTTGGTAATGTCACCTTTACTGTTTCTTTGGTGACTAATGTTGATCGAGGGTGTTTCAATCATTTCTGCGTTACCGTCTGTGTTAAGATTTAACGGATTCGGAAACTCTTCGGAAAAATAAGTTTTGCCATTCATTGTTTCTCCGAAGATGACAAAATTACGTGGCGTTTCTTTCGATACTTTCTTTTTATTTTCTGGTAATAGACCCATAATTAATTTTCCTCCTTGACTTTAAATTCAATATTTTCATTTCTCATGAACTCTTCCAAAGCATCTAATTGCGACTCAGTACCAATGACTTCGTATAGCTCAAAATAGGTTGGTTCGTCCGCTTCTTCAACAACTTTTTCCGTTTCTTTTTGCTTCTCTGCTTTTAATTCTTCAATGCGATTTTCTTCTTTCTCTTTATCAACCTGCTTTTGAATTTCATCCTGAGCATCATCAAGAATCTGCGTTTTAATTTCTTTTACATCCTTGTGATTAAGTAAGTGAATATAGCTGCGCTTGTTAAATTCACACCATAACGATTATTTGCAATCTCTACGGTGCTCTCAATGACATCTTTATCCGCTTCCGCTTTCTCATGTTTCATCACTAAATGATCGGCAACAGTTTTTAATTCTTCTTCCACAGATTTCAAACTTTTGCTCTTAGCAAGATAGCTATCCTCAATGATCAATTCTTCAGCAATTGTTTTATCTAGACCGGCATCTACAAAACGATCAATGATTTCTTGTATGTCTTTTCGTTTCTCTTCTTTGCGGTTGTTCTCAAATACGTCATGCTGTTCAACTAAAGGGTTAATCACTTCATCAAATTTTTTGTTTAGTTCTTTGCACTGATTTTCAAATGCTGTCACAGGAGCGGTTAACTGTTTCTTCGTTTTTAACCGGTATTGATCAACGGCCTTTTTCCCTTTACGAAGCTCAGTAATTGTTTTCTTGCATTCTGCAGCATCATCTTCCGTGAATGTTAAACCCTCATATCTTTTTAGGTTTTCTTCAAGTGCTGCTTCTAGCTCTTTATAGTTGAACTCAACTTTGGCTGGTTCAAATTGTATTGTTTTCACTTGCAATTCATTCATCTCATCATCTCCTTTTACTGTTCTGTTATAAAAATCGTGTTCGCTCGCACCAGGATGTGACTTTAGATATTCGCAACCTTCCCAAAATTTTTCAATTGCCACGAACATATCTTTTATAAAATGATCATCACGCGGTACCTGTTTGATTTTTAATCTTTCACTATCAAATTCAGCATTAAAATCTTTTGGCCTTTCATAAAGCGCCAACCAACCTTCATTACATTCGAACTGATACATATACAATTGCATTTGCGCCTTGTACGCTTCAATTGTGGGTGTCTTACCGTGTGTTTTTATCTCAAGTATCAATTGTTCATTTGAGTCATAACCATCTGTATTACTTCTTAAATTGTCTTGAATACGTGTATCTTCTTTAAAATTAGTTCCGCGCACGAGGTTCACGTATTCACGTATCTGTGGCTCGATGATGTTTCCGTATTCGCTATACTCATTGCCTTTAAATTCAGACTTAACTATGCCTGTTTTTTCAAGAGCCAGTTCGTACATTGACTTGAATTTGTTTAGTCCTAGAATTGTAGACACGTCTGAACCACCGATATATTTATGCCGGTTTTCTGTTACGTTTGGTCCTGCTTGAGTTGTGATACTCATACACCAAACTCCTTCCTGAACAAATCTTCCGTGAAGTCTTTCTTTTGCTTGAGTCGATCATAGATGTCTTTTTCTATCGTTCCTTTTGTGATGTAGCGATACACCGTCACCTTTTTTTCTTGGCCATTCCGGTAAGCTCGGCCAAGCGCTTGTTCATAATCTTGATAGCTGTACGTTGGTGTATAGAAAACAACTAAATTCGCATATTGAAGTTCAATCCCTGCACTACCTGCCATGTACTGCACAAGTGTTACACTGTTATTCAACGTACTCCAGCTATCCTTTTTTGGTAGTTTAGTAGCTTGGCCACTCACTTTCGAAAATCGTTTTCTTTAATTTTTTCATTATCTTTTTAAGTTGCTCTTTTTCTTCCTGGTAATAGTAGAAGAAGATAATATTTTCACTCGTACCTTCCGCCAGCATCTCGGAATACTTTAACTTTTCCGATTGATTAGCATGAAACCTCAAGCCGTGTTGTAACTTGGGTAGCGTATCAAACGCTTCTAGTTCACCATTAATCTCAAGTACACGGTCTTTCTTAAGTTTTTTGTACTCTGGGCTACTCTTGAATTGGACATCCTCAAAAATCAATGGTGGTAAATCTAGTGCCTCATCTTTTGATAGTTTGATAGAAAATGATTCAAAACGTTGTTTTAATTCTTTTTCTTTATTCCAACCAACAATTCGCTCCATCTGTCTTCCGCCGTACATAACAGGTTTACCGGATCGGTATAGAGGTTCTTTTATTGCATAATCCCTCTCAAATTGCGTTTTGTTCTTCTCAAAACCAAACATGATAAAGTAGTTGATGGTATCTCCCCAACCGTTGCTGGCAGGCGTTGCGGACAATAAAAGAAAATGTGTACTGCTTAAAGCTAAAAACTTCCCTGCTTTACCACGTTGAGAGGTTGGCATTTTAATATAATGACACTCGTCAAATACGACAAAGTAACCTTTATATTCTTTCCATCGTTTAGCCAACACTCCATAAGACAACAGATCATAGTCGACTTCTATGCCATGTTTTTGGGACACGAGAGCCATATCGCGGTCCCAACCGCCCTCTTTAATTTTTTGTGGAGGGGCTACAATAAGTAATGGTTCACCTTTTGTATGTCTCAGATAGTGATATATGGCCATGATTGTTTTCCCTGTGCCTGTATCTGCCGCAATAATATAATCTTTTTCAATGCTATTTAATAGTTTTTTTTGAAAGTCATACAAGATGGTTTGTTTCAAAATAGCGCTTCGTCTCTTCAAGGGATCTACTAACAAAAGCTAATCCACCTGCCTCACTAATTGCATTAATATGATACTTTTGCAATTCACTTATTTTTCCGCCTTCAGGACGTTTTACTTCAATCGCTACAAATGTGCCTTTTACACAAGCAATAATATCCGGTGTTCCCGCTTTAGAAAACATGGATCCATGCGTTTTTATATGCCAGGCACCAATACTATCTAAGTAGCGCTTAATTTGATTCTCAATTCGTTTCTCTGGACCTTGTGCCATTACGAACGACCACCAAAGATTAATTCGATATCTGACTTCTTGGCCTTTCTAGCATTAAGTTTCTGTGCTTGATCCTCATAATAGTAACCACTTAACTTTTGCGACGTGATTCTATTTCCTTCGACTAATTCAGCCACACCGACAAGATCAAGTTCTTTTTGTGGGACATTCAAATCATTAGATAGTGCTGATTTATCAAATTTTGTTGTTCTTGCTAACTTAACGGTAAGGACATGTGGGACATCCTCTTTATAAGCAATGACATTTCCATGTTTTAAGATATGTTTAATAATCTTTTCGGTCTTAGTATCGATAGTCTCTTTCAATCGTGTACGTTGCTTTTTTAAATCTTCTATTTCTTGATATAAACCATTAATTTCGGATTGCTTTAAATGTGTTTGAACGTTAATATCCATTTCTAAATAATCCCCTTTCATGCTATACTAAGTGTGTGATTTTTCTTTGAGACTCGTGTTGGTAGCGCGAGTCTTATTCATTTCTGTAGATGATAAGTGCGTCTACGCCCCATTCATCATGCTGTGCACTGGCACTAAACTTTATGTCAATGATTTCAGCATCCGGCTATTTAATAACCACCGATTGATCTCATCATCAATATGTTCGCCTGCTATTTGCTTCACTTTTAATCCTGCAGCTAATCCCAATTCCAACGTCTTCACCTCCCTTCAATAAACTTCAATAAAGTTTAAGCTATCAATCTCCTTTTCCGATAAGCCATTTTGCTTTAAATATTGAATAGCTTCATCTTTAGTGTTGAACCTTTTAACTTCTCCGAAATCATCGAGGATGTACTCTAAGCCATTAATGGTTATCCCATTTACAGGTCTAGCGATAATACATTCGTTCACCTCTTCATCTCCCTTCAAACTTTCACGAATACAATCCATCTTGTTTTGCCTCTCTGATCTCCAAACAGCGGTTTATAATCTAAAATTTCCAATACGTCTGTTACCGGAATTTGAACATCGGACCATTTAAATATCAGAGTTCCGTTTTTCTTCAAAATTCGCATACATTCATCAAACCCTTTTTTTATATCATCTTTCCAGGTAACTTTATCTAACTGCCCGTACTGTGCTTTCATGATAGATTTCTGTCCCGCCCATTTTAGATGTGTGGATCGAAAACAATTAAATCAAATATATGATCATCAAATGGCATATTTCTAAAATCGCCAATAATGTCAGGACAAACATTTACTTTTTTATTGTGAATCTCGAATTGTTCTTCGCGAATATCCATGAATGTCGTATGTGCGTTATCTTTATCAAACCAGAACATCTTACTGCCACAACATGCGTCTAAAATTTTCATACCTAAAACCAATCCCTGCGCTTTTGAAGCATTTGATCAGTAAGCTCTCGCTCTTTTATTTGATTCAGTAAACTTCTTATTACATCTGTCTCAATTTTCTTGTGTTTTAATTTATTAATTTCTTTTAGACAGTGCGTAATTTTTAAGCCGCATAATCGCGCTTCTTCATTCTTTCCTTCCATGGACAGCTGAATAGCTTGAAGCGAATTACCGTGCACAGCATTAATTAGTTCACTTAATTGGTTATGATCTCGTTTTAGATAATGTTGTTCTATGCTCATTTTGTTCCGCCTTTCTAGCTAATAATTCATAAGCTCGTTTTGTTCTATCGTTTAGAGGCACCACATAACCATCAATGCTATCCCTTACCGTTCCGTCAGCCATAACATGCTTAATTTTAATCATTTATTTCTCCCTCCTTCTTAGGCCCAACGCTCATTTGTAATAGTTTTATATAGTGACCAAACGTCGGGGAAGGCAACTTTGAAAGCTTCAATGCGCAAATGTCCTTGCTTTGGAATATCAAAGACTGATTCCATGTCCGTCATCAACGCTCCGAGTCGATACTCTTTAATCTTTTTATCATTACAAGCTTTAACTTCATCAAAACGTTCGCTAAATTTTTCTAAATGTTTCTTGTCGTCCGTCAAAATATCGTACATATTAGTTACCGCCTTTTCTTTTGATTTTCGTATATAATCCTGCGTAAGCTGGCCATCCGATATCGTCTTTCACTGTTAACAATGTTTCATGCGTGTGCTTTTCGAATCGACACTCGTTGAAGACTTCAATGCTGTAGTCACGTGGAATCTCAATGATTGAGTTGTCTTTTTTGAGTTGTAACTTTAATGTTTCATTATTATCAATAACTAAATGACCAAGCTCGTAGTGATCTATATGGTCTATTAAATCTTGATAACGATTCATGAGTTCATCTCCTGTTTATCTTCCTGTGATTTGATATATTCACGTAGTTTTTCTGTTCGTATACGTCGATTATTTCCAATCTTAAAAGAAGGTAATTCACCACTCTTACACAAGTTATATATAGTGTTTTTATGAACTCCCAAATAATTCGCTACTTCATCAGAAGTTAAAATATCGCTTGCTCCTTCTAGAATGTTGTTCATGATATTCACCTCTTTTCGATAACTTGTAAATTGTTCGTCATTTAACTTCTCCCTTCTCCAACTCTTGCAAAACCGTTTCAATCGGTCCGATTTGCTTCGCTGGATTTCTGCGGCCATTCATAATGTCTGACATATACGGTTTAGAAATCCCAATCTTTTCTGCTAACCAATTTTGAGTCTTATCATGTTTAGCTAACGTGACACGGATTTTAATGATAAAATCTTGAGACATTTAACCACACCCTTTCTATATTTTTATGTAAGCTAATAAAATATGCTAACTTCCATTGACATTTTTACGCAAATGTTTTAAAATCAATTCATAGCTAAATAAGCCTAGAATATACCTATTAAATCAACGTTTCTAAGTTTGGCGACCTCGAAGTGTTTGTTTTTTATTAGGGGTTTTTCTTGTGCTTGTTAGCGTATTAAATTAGCTTACACAAAATATATTAAAACATTTGCGTAATTTTGTAAAGGTTTTTTTATGCATTTATTTTAATTATTTTGGGTAGCGTATAGGAGAGTGTTGATATGGCGCTATTTGAGAGATTAAAATATTTGGCTAATAAACAAGGTAAATCAATTAATGATGTAGAAGACGATATGGGTTATTCAAAAAATACTCTTTATCGCTTAAAAAAGACTAACCCTAGCTCAGAAAAGTTAAAAGAGATTGCAGATTACTTTAATGTCTCTGCTGATTATTTACTTGGCCGAACAGACCAGGAATATTTAGATGAACCAGAAACAATTGCAGCGCATCATGACAGCTATAACTTTACAGAGGAAGAATTAGAGGAAATCGAAGAGTTCAAACGTTTTGTAGCAATGAGACGTGAAGCTCGAAAATCGAAAGGGGATTAAATATGACCCTGTATGATAATTTGTTAATCGAATGTGACGAAAATGATATTGAAGTGTACGAAATGAAAATGGGGACTAAAGGTTTGTATAGCGATAATGTTATTTGGATTAATAAATCAATAACCGGTATAGCGAAAAGAGGGTGTGTATTAGCCGAAGAGCTAGGACATCATTATACTTCGGTCGGTAATATACTTAATCAGTCTAAGACGAACAATATAAAACAGGAAAAACGTGCCAGGTCATGGGCCTATGAAAAAGTTATACCTTTAAACAAATTTATTGAAGCACATAAAAATCTAATTTCAAGTAAATTTGAGCTAGCTGAATTCTTATCAGTGACTGAAGATTTTTTAGACGAAGCGCTAGAACGCTATAAAGAGAAGTACGGTTTGTTTGTAGAATTCAAAGGTTTTACAATCCGTTTTGAACCACTAGCAGTTTTCGAATGGTTTGAATATAAAAATTTTTAACCCACAAAAGAACAAAACGTTCGTAATTGAAAGGAGTTAGAAAATACAATGAATAAAACAGCGATTTATGTGCGTGTGTCAACACAGGAACAAGCGATGGAAGGTTACTCAATCGGTGCACAAACGGAGAAGTTAAAAAGTTATTGCAGCATAAAAGATTGGACAATTTATGATATCTATACTGACGCTGGGTTCAGTGGATCAAACATGGAACGGTCTGGTTTAACTAAGTTGATTCATGACGTTAGACAAAATAAAATTAATAACGTTTTAGTATACAAACTAGACAGGCTGTCACGGTCGCAAAAAGACACGCTGTACTTGATTGAGGATGTCTTTCTAAAACATCACGTTAACTTCGTATCAATTAATGAGAACTTTGACACTTCATCCCCATTCGGAAGAGCTATGATTGGCATATTGTCAGTCTTTGCGCAATTGGAACGCGAACAAATTAAAGAACGATCGCACATGGGGCGAGTGGAGCGGGCGAAAGAAGGATATTTCCACGGCGGTGGGTTTATACCAATTGGATACGACTATGTAGGTGGTGCGTTGATTATCAATGAATACGAAGCGATGCAAGTCCGAAAAGTATTTAAACTTTTCTTAAATGACACACCTATCGATCGCATACAAAAGACAATGAATAGTAAGTATACTTATAAGTCAGGAAACTGGGGGAGTCATAGCGTGGTGCGTAATGTCATCACAAATAACTTGTATATAGGTAAAGTTACGTTTGGCGGTAAAAGCTATGATGGGAAACATCAGCCAATTATTGATGAAGAAGTATTTAACGAGGCGAATAAACGTTATGCTGCTAGGAGTAATATAAAAGGTAAGTCCAATCCGTTCAAGTCTAAACACTTGTTGACCGGACTTTTATATTGTGGGAATTGCGGAGCACGATATTTTGCCAAAGGAAACTATAGCGGTCGAGGCGAGAATAAACGCTATTACCCCTATTACACTTGCTACTCACGTGCAAAGACTAATAAAAATCTTGTCGTTGATCCTACTTGTAAAAACACTAGTTTTGCTGTGGTCAAGTTAGAGCCAATTATCATCGAGGAGATTAAGAAATTAGCGTTCGATCCATCACGTATTAATGAAATTAAAGGTCAAGTACCTAAAAAAGAAAACGACCAATCCATTATCGAAAGCCGGATAGCTGAACTCGATAAACAGATTAGTCGAATGTTAGACCTATATCAAAATAATAACATGCCGTTCGATAAAATTACAGAACGAATTGAACATCTCAATGACGAAAAATATCATCTTACAAAAGATTTAAGGGATATTGACATTAGTGAGCCGACAATCTCAACAGACAAAGCTATCGAGATACTTAGCCGTGCCACATACACCTTTGAAAACGGGACTGTTGACGAAAAGAGAAATTTAATCCATTCTCTCATCGATCATATTTCTATACTGAACGGCAACATCGAAATTCAATGGGCCTTCATGTAG